TTCATGAAAAAAAATTAAACAATTTAGATGAAAAACAACATGATCACATAATGCAAACTCTAATCAACACACTTAAAGATAAAGTTTACATTCACGCAAAATACCAAGAAAAACTTTATGAAAGACTAGGTTAGGAGAAGTTAATGAACGAGTATCAAATCGAATGTCACGGATGTGATGATGAAATGGTAGTAATATGTGGTTCAGATATTCCAACTTTCTGTCCACTTTGTGGAAGCGATGATCTAGTAATCATTAAACGTGAAACAGCTTTTGAAGATTGGGATGAAGACGAGTAATATATACTCGTATGTGGTATTATAAAGGCAAAGAATTTAATGAAACACCAGAAAAGTATCAAGGATTTGTTTATGAAATTACCGAGTTGCGAACTGGGAAAAAGTATATTGGAAAGAAAAATTTCTGGCGTCCAAAAACTCTTCCTAAAAATAGCAGACGATCTCGACGAGTTAAAACAAAAGTTGAATCAGACTGGAGATCCTACTATGGATCAAACGTGGAATTACAAAGACTCGTCGAAGAATCAGGATCAGACGCATATAAAAGGGTAATTCTTCGTCTTTGTGAAACTAAAGGTGAGATGTCTTATTTTGAAGCAAAAGAACAATTTGAAAAAGATGTTCTCTTGAGCGATAATTATTATAATGAATTTATAGGATGTAAGATACATTCTAAACATTTAAAGATATAAATAAAATCATGGTGGTGATATGCTAGTATATGAAGTACTTGAAAAAGTCAGAAAAGCTCGATCAAAAGAGCAGAAAATCAAGATTCTAAAACAAAATGAAACGTGGGCATTGAAAGATATCTTACGTGGCACGTTTGACTCTACAGTAGAGTGGAATCTTCCGAGCGGTGAACCTCCGTATAAACCAGCAAAAGAAGACGCACCAACTAATCTTCTCAAAGAACATAAGAATTTTGTATACCTCGTAAAAGGATTTCGCGAATCTAATCGCTTGCATCCAGTAAAGCGCGAGAGTATCTTCATCGGTTTGATCGAGGGAATTCATCCTAAGGATGCAGAACTCGTTATTGCTATGATAAACAAAACTAAACCTGAAGGCATTAGCCGACCAGTAGTAGAGGAGGCTTTTCCTGGATTACTGCAAGACTAGTGTCATCATCTTTAACTGGAGACAATAAATGCCTGCAATTCAACTCGAAAGACTAAAAAACGACATTTCTGAATTAGAAAATTATATTAAAAAACTAACAAAGAAAGGTCAAATTGATCGAGTTTCAAAACTTCTTGAAAAGAAAACATTCCTAGAAGAAAGGTTAGCAGCTGTAATTTAATTGTTTACATTTCCTCTGTTTAGTGGTATAATTATACTATATCATTAAACAGGGGTTTTTTTTATGAATATTTTTATCCTTGATGAATCTCCAGCAGTGTCTGCTATGTGGCAATGTGACAAACACGTGCCTAAGATGGTTGTGGAATCCGCTCAAATGCTGTCCACCGCTCATCGTATACTTGATGGTTCGGTAGAAAAACGGCCGTCAAAGTCTGGTAAGACTATGGTTAAATACTATAAACTTAATGATAGTCGTGAAGATGTCTTTTATAAAGCTGTACACTTTGCTCATCCTTGCACTATATGGACAATGGAATCTGTAAAAAACTATGAATGGCATTACCAGCATTTTTGGACACTTTGCAAAGAATATACATACAGATATAATAAAATACATAAGACCGAAAGCGTTTTACTCGAAGCTCTGAAGAAACCACCATACAATATTCCTGATGTTCCTCAGACTCCTTTTAAACTCGCTATGAAATCTAATCCAGAATGTATTGCTCTTGGCGATCCTATAAAAGCTTATCAAGCATTCTATCAAACGAAACAAGAGCGCTTTAAAATGGTATGGACAAAGCGCGAAAAACCGGAGTGGTTTAATTATGTACAATGATCTTGACAGAATTATGATTTTACAGGAAGAGATTGCTCTTCTTAAATCTCGGCTTGAACCGCATGACACTGGTCATCTACACACCACTATTCATGTGCTGAGTGAGCGTGTTGTAGAACTAAGAGAGGAAATCGATGCCCGTTTACACCCTTCGAGATCTTAAAACAAACAATCAGTGGGATGTTAATTGTAGCTTCGAAGAATTAGAAGTAATTCTGGATGAATTGCCAGACACTGAACGTGTATGGAAACCAAATGCTTTTATTACACAGGCCGGTAGTACACTAAGTAGAACCGATACTGATTTTAGAAGCCATTTGAAATCACTTAAAAAGAAATATCCCGGAAGCACTATTAACGATTAGGTATATACATGAGCTCATCACGTGCTAAAATAGAAGATCTTTGTGAATTTGATCCGATCACTGCAAACCAAGAGAAAACATTTAAACTCTGGGATGAAGGTGAGAATCTTGTACTCATGGGATCAGCCGGCACTGGTAAGACTTTTATAGCAATGTACCTTGCATTAGAATCTATACTGGCTAAAGAAACAAGTTATGACAAAATTATATTAATTCGTTCAGTAGTGCCAGTGCGTGAAGTTGGTTATCTTCCAGGTAAATTAGAAGAAAAAACGTCTGCCTTTGAAGCACCTTACAAATCAATCTCGGAAGAGTTGTTTGAAGATAAGACAGCGTATAATAAACTGGTGTCATCACATCAGTTACAGTTTGAGACTACATCGTTTATTCGTGGTAAAACATTTGACCGTGCAATTATTATTGTAGATGAGATGCAGAACTTAAACTTCCATGAACTTGATTCTGTTATGACTCGAGTTGGTGAGAATTGTCGTATTATTTTTGCTGGTGACTATCTACAGTCAGATTTTAAATATGACGGAGAGCGCGATGGTTTAATGAAGTTCCTCAACATTATTGAGAGAATGAAACATTTTTCTATCGTACAATTTGGATGGGACGACATTGTTCGTTCTGGTATTGTTCGTGATTACATCATGACAAAAGAAATGATTGGATTGAAATAAAATGAAACTTTTACTAACGGCATTAGTCGCAACTGTGCTTTATGCATGTCAACCGGTACACGCACAAATATTGTACCAAAAACCTGTCATTTGTGGATCCATGAAAGCACTTATTCCTGAATGGGAAAAAGATGGTATGTACCCACTAACAGGTCTTTTAGGTGGATCGCCTACAAAAGAACTGGGTAAATATAAAGATTCTTACTCGGTACTTCTTGTAAACCCTGAAGGAAAATGGGCATTTTTTGAGTATAATGGGGGAAAATCTTGTTTACTTTCCGGTGGATTTATGGTACAATATAATTCTGATGAAATAAAAGAATTTATGGGTTGGGAATGAAATGGAGTTTATTCATGAGAAAATTGATCTTGGATACGAAAGCTTGGATCGTGTTGAACATTCAGATGGTCGGCGCTATCTCACTAGCAGTGGTAATGCTTACCCTTCTGTTACTACAGTCTTAGGTGTTTTAAGTAGAGAATCGATTGCTCAATGGCGAGCTAAAGTTGGTGAAGAAGAAGCCGACAAGGTTAGCCGTCGAGCAACTACACGCGGTACAGCGGTTCATTCTATTATTGAAAAATATATGAACAATGAACCTGACTATGCCGAAGGTTTTCTACCACATGTTGTACAATCATTAGAAAATCTCAAACCACTTTTACATAAGCATGTTACTAAAGTCTATGGTCAAGAAGTTCCACTTTATTCAGACCATTTGAAACTTGCTGGTACATGTGATGCTATTGTTGAATGGGATGGTGTACCTACAATTGTTGATTGGAAAACATCACGTCGACCAAAGAAAAAAGCTAATATCGGTAGTTACTTTATGCAGTTAGCAGCATATGCTGTCATGTGGGAAGAACGTACTGGTATGGCAGTCAATCAAACACGTATTGTAATGGACGTAGATGACTTCCATCCGGTCATGTACAAAGAAACACGTGATGCTTGGATTGATAAAATGATCGAAGTGCGTGATCAGTATAATAGAGAAAAACTATTTCATTAAAAAAACGTAAGTGATTGTTTTTAAATAAAATAAAAATGCACTTTTTTGTTTACTTTTCTTCTTAATTGATTTATAATTAATCTATAAAATGGAAATGAGGAGAACAGATATGACTTATGTAATGCAACAAGACCTTCGCGACTACATCAACGCTCAGCGTGCAGAGGCTGAAGAGTTTTCTAAGCAGCCTGGCTGCTGGATGGGCAAGATGGTCAATCCAGATGATACTGAGTATTGGTCGGAGCGTGCTCCATGTGGTACCCTAAAGGGGTTCCAGCGCATCGAGCTTATCGAAGATGCGTACTACATTACGGCAGATCGGACAAGCAAGTCCTATGCCCGTTCGTTGGACTTTGCTAATTGGTCCGACAAAAATCTTGAGCGCCATATCGAGCGCATGTGTGAAAGGGAGTCAGCATAATGACAATTTATCTTGATATGGACGGCGTATTGGCCGATTTCTTTGGTGGAGTTGAAAAACTTTACAATGTTGATCACTGGAAATCAATTCAACATCGTGATGGAATCTTTGTAGAGCTTCGTAATACAGACTTCTTTTGTACGCTTCCAATCTTCAGAGAACAGCTTGGCACCCGTCGATTAGGTGCTAGTATCTCTTGTGAAATCGTTCGGTTCGTAAAACAAATTTCTAATGGTGACTGGGGCATTTGCTCTTCTCCACTTCGTGGTGATGAACACAACTCAGCTTACTGGAAACGTCGCTGGTTGGAAGATAAAAACTATATGCCAGAAGTTGAAAAGTGTATCTTTACTTTTAACAAACACAAGTATGCTCTAAATGACATTACTCGTAAACCAAATATTCTCATCGATGATAAACCAGAAAATATTGCTCGATGGAATAAAGCTGGTGGTATCGGTATTCGCTACCAAACAAATGAAGATGATCTTAGAGAATACCTCTTTGTTGAACTGGAGAAAGCATGCAAATTAGTGAACTCTTAAGACTTCGATTTGATTTTGAACAGCTTACTTGTGGCTTCAATATGCCTGAAGGAAGCGATATAAATACACTCGAGTGGTTTGTAGAGAATGGCCATAGGTCAAACTCACTTCGTAATGGTTTTGATGATGCTAAACAAATTGCAATCACAATCCTTACGGAGCATAGCAAATGGCAGAAGAAACAAAAACGATCGATGCCTCGGCAATTCCTGGCGCAGACGTAAATGGTGACGGACACATCTCTTCCGAAGAGATGATGATGCACCTTGAGTTTAAAAGAAAAGCATTGGAAGATCAAGACGCACAACGTGATGCTATTCGTAAAATGGCATGGTTTTCACTGATTGGTTTACTTGTTTATCCAATCGGTATTGCTGTTACTTCTGCATTTGGTATGGAAAAAGCAGCAAATCTTATTGCCGATATTGCACCAACGTACTTTGCGTCTATTGCGGTATTGGTTTCAGCATTCTTTGGAGCAGATGCACTAAAGAAAAAATAGTGATATATAATTTGTTATGAAAAATTTGATATTTCAATACTATATTCCTTATGAATCTTTTGACGCCGATATGGGTGGCGTTGAAATGCCAGATTGGGCAAAGGCTGGATCTGAGAATGCTCAAAAGTATGCTCAGCACTGTGGTGCTGAATATGTATTAAGCCATAATCGATTTTTTCCAACA